ACTGTTTGCACCGTACGCAATTACTTGTTGATCATGAAGGCGGTGACGCATGCCCCGAGGTCTCAAGAAGGCCGGTTCGTCGGAGCCGCTGCCGCCGCTAGAAGTTGATCATGGTCACGGACCGGAACGGTTCACGGCCTGGTGCCGCCGATTCTTGACGGTGCCGCGCGGTCACGGCGCCGGAGAGCCCCTGACGGTGCACCCGTTCCAGCTCCGAATGCTGTCCGGAGTGCTCGGCGGCGCTCCGAAGAGACACAGCGTCGTGGTCGCCCCGCGCGGCATGTCGAAGAGCACCACCATGGCGGCGCTGGCGCTGTATCTGGCGTTCGATCAGCCGGTGCCGGGCGGGTTCATCCCGTTGATCGGGCCGACGGAGGCGGGTTCGTTCCGGTTGCTGGCGACAGTGAAGCGGTTCGTTGAGTCGTCGTCGGAGCTGGCGGAGCGGGTGACGCTGTATCGCGATCGGTTGATCATCCCGGCGTCGGGTACGGAGATCGTCGCGATGCCGCCGACGGTGACCGCCGTTGAGGGCTCCGACATTGCACCGCTGGCGATCGTCGACGAGATCGGGTTCATCCCGTCGGACGTGTACGAGTCGGCGTTGCTGTCGTGTGGCAAGCGGCCGAACACGGGCATTCTCGCGATCGGTACGCCGTGCCAACCGAAGTACGTCGACACGACGCCGCTACGGGGCTTGATCGACGCGGCGCGGGCCGGTGACCCCGATATCCACTACGTCGAGTTCGCGGCGACGCACTGCGACGACTGGTCCTGTCTGGACTGCCTCCGCGAGGCATACGACGGCGCGATTGGAACGGTCATCGCGCTTGATGATCTTCGGGCGTCGATGCCTCCGAAGGTGAGCGAAGCGGAGTTCAGGCGTACGCGTCGGGCGGAGTGGGTGCAGAACACGGCGGAGTCGTTCATTCCGGCCGACTCGTGGGATCTCCTCGGCGATCCTGACGGGTCGATCTCGGACGGTGCCGACGTTGTGATCGGGGTCGACGGGTCGATCTCTGGTGACGCGACGGCCCTCGTGCTGGCGTCGGTGGCTGATGAGCCCCGGTTCGAGCTGTTGGGGCTGTGGGAGAAGCGGCGTGACGACGCGGATTCCTGGCGTGTGCCGCTGTTGGACGTTGAGCAGGCGATCCGGGCGGCGTGCCGCCGGTACCGGGTGCGGGAGGTCGCGGCGGATCCGGCGCACTTCGAGCGGACGTTGCAGGTCTTGCACGCGGAAGGTTTGCCGATCTCGCGGTTTCCGTTCACGGGTAGCAGGGCGAAGTCAGCGGCGGCCGACTATCGCGGCGCGGTGCTTGCCGGGCTGCTATCGCATTCCGGCGATCCGGATATGCGGCGCCATCACACGAACGCCATTCTTGCCCCGTCGGGATTGCCGGAGAAGACCAGCCGCAAAAGCAAGCGGCATATCGATGTATTGGCGGCGGCGATCATCGCGCATTCTCGCGCGTCGTGGCTCGCGCGTAAGCGGACCGGGCGAGTCATGTCTATTCGGAGGAAACGTTGAGCACTCACGACAATTTGGTGTACCTGAATCAGCACCTTGATGCTGATCAGGCGCGGCTGCGGATGCTGCGGATGTATTACGCGGGTGAGCAGCCGCTCGCCTTTCTGTCGCCCGGCGATGCGGAGAAGCTGAACGGGCGTATCCGTCAGCTCGCGGTGAACGTGCCGCGCCTGATGGTGCGGGCCGTGGCCGACCGGCTGGCGGTTACCGGGTTCACGTCCGGCGCTGACGCCGTGCCGTCGCCGTCTCTGTGGGAGGTCTGGCGGCGGTCTCGGATGCACCGTCGCGGGCCGCAGGCGATCACTGAGGCGTTGATCTCGGGCCGCTCGTACGTGCTGGTCTGGACCGGTCCGTCTGGCCGTCCGGTGATCAGCGTCGAGTCGCCGTGTTCGGTGCTGGCGCGGCACGATCCGGCGTCCGGTGAGGTCGTCGCGGCGGCGAAGCGGTGGACGAACGACGAGGGTACGCAGGCTTGGGCGACGGTGTTCGAGCCGGACAAGATCACGCGCTATTCGGCGAAGGGGAACAGCTTCCTCGGTGGCTCGGTGCCGGTCTCCGACTGGTCGGTGCTGGAGACGATCGACAACCCGCTTGGCGTCGTGCCGGTCGTGCCGCTGGTGCACGGCTCGCGCATCGAGGACGTTCACGGCGTCTCGGTGTTCGCCGACCTGATGGGACTTACCGACGCGCTCACCAAGACCGTCACGGATGCCCTGGTGGCTTCCGAGGCGTACGCCCGGCCCCGTCGGTGGGCTACGGGGCTCCAGCTCGCTACAGAGGCGGACGGGGCCGTCTCGGAGATGTTCGACCCCGACGCGGATCTGATGCTTGCGGAGGAGCGCGAAGCGAAGTTCGGCCAGTTCGACGCGTCCGACCTTGCCGGGTACGCCGCACTGACGGGTGTCCTGACGGGGCAGATCTCGGCGGTGTCGGCTCTACCACCTCACATGGTCGGCGGTACGACGAGCACGCCGCCGTCGGCGGAGTCGCTGCAGGTCGCTCTAGACGGTCTCTCTGGCCGCGTGCGGGCCGCGCAAGCGTCGTTCGGTGACTCGTTTGGCCGGGCTATGGCGATCGCGGACACGCTGCAGCTCGGCGGCGATGTCGAGGACCGGTTGATCGAAACACAGTGGGCGGCGCTTGAGGCGCGGTCTCTGGCGGCGTCTGCGGATGCTGCGGCGAAGTTGATCACTGTCGGAGTCGATCCGATGGCGGTCGTTGACAAGGCGCTCGGCTGGGCCGGGACTGCCGTTACTCGGGAGGGCAACACCGATGGCAACTGATGATCTTGGAACCGATCCGGCTGTTGGGCCGGCGAACGAGCCAACCGAGCCGGTGACGGACGATTCTGCCCCGGCCGACGGCCCGGAGCCGGACACGTTCCCGCGTGAGTACGTCGAGGAGCTGCGCGCGGAGGCGAAGCAACGCCGTGAGGTTGCCGCCGATCTGGAGTCTCGCGTCGATGATCTCTCCCGGCGCCTGGTGTCGGCCCTGGTGGCTGCTGACGGCCGTCTCGCGGATCCGCAGGACTTGCCCTATGACGCGGCCCATATCGACCCTGACGCGCTGTCAGAGGCGATTACGGCCCTGATCACCGCGAAGCCGCATTACGGCGCGCGACGCACTTCCCCATTGCCGGAACAATCCGTGGATTCGGACGAACCGACCGGCCCGACGTTCGCGGAGCTTCTGCGAACTCTCTAGAGCCCTGATGGCTCGCTAATCAACCCGCCCCGGCTGATGCCCGGCGGGTTTTTTCATGCCCAAATTCGCGCCGCATTGGCGCAATTCTTGAAAGGCCATCATGGCTCACAACACTTCCGGCACCCTCATTCAGTCCGAGGTTGCCAATCTGCTCGTCAAGCCGCTTGAGAACGCTTCCGTGTTCCTGCAGATGGGACCGCGCGTTATCGATAGCGCCGTCCCGGTGCGGATTCCGACTCTGGAGTCTTCGACCGGCGCCGGTTACGTCGTCGAGTCGGCCGCGATCGGCGAGGACACCGCCGTGTTCGACGAGGTGGAGCTTCTGCCCACCTCGCGCCCGGCGGTCAAGGTCATCGCCAAGATCAGCAACGAGGCCCGGCGCCAGTCGGCCATCGCGCTTGATCAGATCGTCCGCGACCGCCTGGTGCAGGATGTCGCGTCGTTCATCGATGGGCAGTTCCTCAACGGCGCTGGCACCTCGAACGCGATGACCGGCATCTTCGTTGCCGCCGGTACCACTCAGGTCGACGCCGACCCGGCGACTCTGGACGGCATCCTTGGTGCGCAGGCTGAGCTGCTTGCGGCGAACGTGCCGGGTGACAACCTGCGCGTGCTGGTGAACCCGGCTACGTACTCCGCCCTGGTGGCGCAGAAGGAGACCGGCGGGCGCTACCTGCTGCAGCCGGACGCCTCGCGCGCCGCTGGCCTGCAGGTCTTCGGGATGCCGATCTTCGTCAGCGGCAAGGTGCCCGCCGGTAAGGCTGCGGTCCTTGACCCGTCGTTCGTGGCGGTCGGCCGCGATTCGGCGCCGCAGGTCGTTCTGCTCGATCAAACCTTCGCGGCGAATGATCAGCTCGGGATCCGGGTTGTTGCTCGGTTCGACCTGGCGCTTCTGCGTCCGGCCGCCGTCGCGATCGTCGCGGACGCCGCCTGATGCCCGCCCTGCCTACCTCGGCGGAGGTTGCTGCCTTCGCCGGGTGGGCGGGGGACGCGGCGACAGAGGCGCGCGCAGCGGCTCATATTCAGGTCGTCGCGGCCGCCGCAAAGGCGTACACGCGTGGCATCGGCGTGAACGGGTCAGATTGGGACGCCGGGCTAGTCGCGGTGATCACGCTCGCGACTGCCCGACTGCTCAATAATCCCGACGGTGATCAGCAGCTCACGCGCACGCAGGGGCCGTTCACAGAGTCGCGGACGGCAACGCCGTTCACGTCGTGGTCTCTCGTCGAGTTGTCGATCTTGAATGATCTTCGTCGGCGTACGAACCGCCCTGTTGGGGGCTGACGATGCCCGTTCCGGTTCGTGCCCGGTACACGATCACCGTTCAGCGTGAGGAGTTCACCGGAGAGAACGACGCGCACGGGAACCCGATCTACGAATGGGTCTCCCACACGGTGCCGGTGTACGGCTGGGCCACGCCTGGCCGTCCGTCGGAGCCGTTCGAGGAGGGCCGCCCGTATCTGACCGTCGAACATCTCGACGTGTACGGACGGGCGGATCTCGACGTTCGGTCTGATGATCGCGTGATCATCGAGGGCCGGACTTGGGCGGTCGCTACGGCGCCAGAAACGTACGTCTCCGGCCCGTTCGGCGGCCCGGGTGGCCGTCGGGTCACTGTGAAGGTTGTTAGCGGCTGAGAGGCCGTTCTAGGGCCGCGCCGGGGAGCAACACCGCCAACCCCCTGGCGCGGCCGTCTATTCCATGATCAACATTGATTGAAGGATGAATGCAAGATGCCCACTGACAAGCGGATCTCCGTACGCGCTGGCGAGTTGCACGGCGTGTTTCCCAAGGTCCACGAAGCTGTCTTCTGCGCAACCGTGGAATCCTCCATCGGAGGTGATCAGGGGTCGGCTGAGGCGCTGCTGAACTACTCGGCGTTGGTTGCGATCTCCGATCAGCTCGCGGCGATCGGCCGGACGCTTGACTACCTGGTGAAGCTGCAGCGAGACGCCGCCGAGCCTGCCACGAAGCCAGCAGAGCCCGACACCAAGCCCGCCGTACCGACTACGAAGCCCGGGACGCCTGCGACGAAGGCGCCCGCCGACCCGTCCCCGGTGGGCCGGTACGGGCCGCGTGTGGTGCCGTTCGATGGTCGCTGCGGCTGACAGCTGGCCCGCACGGTAGGCCGCCGGGTGCGGAATTCCGCGCCGGGGCGCCGGAAAACCCGCGCCGTCAGGGCGTTTTTCCGCAGTTTCTCCGCGCTCGGAGGCCCGGAATTCCGGGGGTCGGCGGGCCGCCGGATCGAGATTTCCGCAGGGTCCGGGCTTCCACCAGACGGAAAACCCCTAGTCGGCCCGCATGAAACGGCCGCCTACACCAGAAGAAGGGTGCGGAAAAATTCTTGATGTCAGTATTGCGGCTAATTGAACTTGACTATTTATATAGGGGAGTACCTACCCGGGTTGGTTTCTCCGCTTCTCCGCGACCCCGCGACCCCGGGAGTCCTCGGGGGATGGGTTGGTGAAAGTGACGACCTACACCGTGACAGCCGAACGGTCCGGGCGCTGGTGGGCGCTGCAGTGCGTCGAGGTGCCCGGCGCTATCTCGCAGGTCACCCGGCTTGATCAGGCCGACGTGATCAAGGAAGCCATCGCATGGGTAGCGGACGTGCACGAGGACTCGATCGAGATCAACCTAGTCTTGATCGATGGAGATCAACGAGCGTGACGCGCGGTGGCTCGCACAGGTCATAGCCGACTGCGGCAAGGTCCGGCGGGGGCGGCATCCGAAGATCAACGTCAGCCTGCACGATCGGGACGTTGTCGGCCGCGCGGCGTCGATCCTCGGCGTCCCGGTCCGCCTCCGGTTCGCCGCGCCGCCCGCCCGATCGACCTGGACAGCCAATGTGGAGGGCGCGCGGGCCGCTGAGATACTGCTAGAGCTTGAACCGGGAGGGCGGCTTCACATCGGCCCACACGGCGCCTAACCACTCTTCGAGGTCGGCGCGGGTCATGATGCTTGGGTCCCACCATGCGGGTTGGAACTCTGTCACGTAGGCGATGCGTTCGAGTACGGGCCGGATCTTGCCGCCTGCGGGCTTGATCGTGAGGCCGTCGGGCAGCAGGTACTGAGTGATCAACTCGCGGCGGCGGATCGTGTCGGCGGCGTTCCACACGTCTTCCATGGTCCTGCCGGTCTCGGTGATCGTCACCTGTCGCGGCCGGTCGCGGCGTGCCAGCTCGCCTAGTTCGGCGTCGATCATGTCGAGGCGGTCAAGCGTGGCGCGCTGTTCGTCGCGCGTCATGGCGCCGAGCTGCCGGTTGAGCCGCTGGGCTTCGGCCTTGAGTGCGGCTTCTTTCTCGGCGTCGAGGTCGTCTTCGTACGCCCACGAGGATTCCTTCGTCGGCCCCCAGCCGTCGAGCCATGCACCGATGACGAGTGCTTCGATCAGGTACGCCTGTATGGCGGCTGACGGCTTGCATGCCTTACTGACGGCCATCCGGCTACACCTGTAGCGCTGCGCGCCTGCGCTGGTCACTCCGGAGCCCATGGGGCCGCCACAGTTGCCGCAGCGAAGTACCCCGCTGAGGAGCGTGGATCGGTTCGTCCAGTCCTCGCGCCGCTTCGGTCCGGCGGTCTCGATGATCTGTTGTCGCAGCGTCTCGCCGATGATCGGACCCATCAGTTCACCGGAGAGGGCGCGGCGGACGT